TTTTATTAAATATTAGACACTAGCCAAGACAGGAGAAATACATGGCTAATACTACTTTCACAGGTGCTGTGCGATCTGAAAGCACCTTCAAAACTGTAAGCAAGAATTCAACTACTGGTGCTATCACTGAAGTTACTACTGTTGGTGATGGGCCTGTCAGTCTTTCTGACGGAGACGTAACGCTTACCAATGCAACTCATAGCGGAAGAATTTTACTTGTACCAGATGGCGGTCAAGATAATACTTATACATTGCCAGCACCTATTGCTGGATCTGTGTTTAGGTTTATTTATGCTGGCGCAGCCGCTGATGCTACTGATGCAATTATTGTTACACCAGGAAACAGCAATTTTTATATTGGTGGTGTGACCTTATTGGATACAGATGGTGACTCAATCAGCAGTGTTTTTTCTAATGGAAGCTCAAATAGCAGCATTCAATTGAATGTGCCTGCGGGATTTGATGTGACTATAGTTGGTTTAAATACTACCAATTATCAAATCTTTGGAAATGTTACGAGTACTACTGCTCCTGCATTTGCTGATCAATAATAGGAGTCAATTATGGCTGATGCGGTAGCGACTCAAACGATACAGGATGGCGCTAAAACCGCCATCTTTCGTTTTACAAATGTAAGTGATGGAACTGGCGAGTCTGCTGTTACTAAAATAGATGTGTCTGCTTTGTCAAATGATCCGATGACAAACGAAGCTTGCTCGTCTGTTGTTATTGAGAAAATTTACTATCAAACCATTGGGATGGGGGTAAAGATATTTTTTGATGCATCAACAGATGTTTTGGCATGGCAGTTGGCTGCGGATTGGTCAGACACATTAGACTTTTCAGATTTTGGCATCCCAGATACAAAAGCTTCTGGAACAACAGGTGACATTCAATTCACAACTGTTGGCCATTCTAGCGGTGATGTATATGTAATCGTTATGCAAGTGAGGAAGCGATATGGCTAAGCTTGAAATGTTTGTTAATGGTAACTTTGCCGATGGCGAAGAGGTTTACCAGATCGGAACAAAAAATAAAGATGGCAGTGGTCAAACTGCTGACGGTCAATATGATATTGTTGTTTTTGATCCAATGCGTAAGCCCGAAGCAGAGGCTAAGCTAAAGGAGCTTTCAAAGAGTGCTGACAAGCCTGCAAAGAAAGAAGCGGAAAAAAAGGCGACTAAAAAAAGTGCGGAGGATTCTAAACCTGCGCCTAGAAAAAGAAAGGCTCCAGCGAAGTCAAAGTAATGGCAATAGCTCGCCCTCAAACTAGTAAGCAAGTAAAAAACGCTCCATCTAAAAAGAAACGACCAAAAGTTTCTAATACAAAGAAAAGGAAAAGGTGATATGCCAGACAAAATATTATCGGCAATAAGTCCCGCCTATGGAATAGCAACTGGAACAGGGCCTTATAGGAATCTTCTTGGCGCTGTTGGCAGAGGCATATATGATCGAGCTGCTTCTAAGCGCGAAGATGAAAAAAGAAAAGAAGAAAAAAAGCGAGAACTTGATGCCTTAAAAAAGCAAGTAGAAGCTGGTGCATATAAGCCTCAAGCAATGAATCGTGGGGGAAGGGTAAAGCCTGTTGACGGTTGTGCTGTTAAAGGCAAAACAAAGCCTCCGGTATTTTAGATGGCTACTAGCGGAACATTTGCTTTTAATCTGGATATTGGAGAAGCGGTAGAAGAAGCCTTTGAAAATATTGGGATGGAGCTTAGAACTGGCTATGACTACAAAACTGCCAGAAGAAGTATTGATCTTTTAATGCTTGAATGGCAAAACCGTGGTCTTAACTTGTGGACAGTTA